TACGCTGGTAGTTTTACAACTGCTGAAGTGTGCAAAGATTTAAACCGAAACTTTATAGGTTGTGATATATCAGAAAAAGCCGTAGAGATTGGTTACGCAAGAGTGGGGCAAAAAATTGAATTATAAACTAAATTAATTAACACATAATAGCCTTTAAAAAAGACCACATAACGGGCTATTATTATACTATCAGTTATGTGGCATTATTATTATGGAAGTAGAAAAGCAATGGATAGTAAATGTTTCTGAACTATTATTACTCTTAAAAGACGGAACTTATAGAATTGGTAAAAACTCTAATTTTTACGGATTTGACTTAATAGATAAAGAAAAGGCGTTGTCTCTTATTAATGCCACATAACTAATAAATAAAAATGACAATTATGAAAAATGACAAAAGAGAAGTAATAAGAAGACCTGAGGAAAGTGATAATAGAACTGAAGGTAGTGATATAGGAAGTTCTATAGGGTCTAAAAATACTGTAAAGAAAGGAAAAGATAATAAGAAAAAAAATGCTGTAATAATAGCAGTAGCTGTGGTAATAGTATTAGCTGTGACTACGATGATATTTGCATAAATAGTAAGGAAGAAATGAGGATAAGTAAGGAAGGATTATATTTAATTAAGAGGTTAGAAGGTTACAGGAATCATCCCTATTTGGATAGTGCTAATGTACCTACTATTGGTTATGGGTTCACTTTCTACCCTAATGGGGAGAGAGTTAAGATGAGTGATAAACCAATCACTAGGGTAGAAGCTGAAGAAATACTATTTGAAGTGGTTAAAACTTTTGCGGATGCAGTAGAGGATGCAGTGGAGACAGAATTAACTCAGAATCAATTCGCAGCACTAGTAAGCTTTGCCTATAATGTAGGTGTATATGCTTTTAGAGATTCAACTCTGTTGAAGAGAATAAATGAGGACCCTAAACACCCAGATATAGAGTACCAATTCAGTAGATGGAATAAAGCTGATGGTAAGGTATTGAATGGGTTAGTAAGAAGGAGAAAGAGTGAATACTATTTATATAATTTATAAGATATGGCAATACAGAAACACTTACCTGCTACACCCTTTCAAATAAAGGTCTTAGATAACTATTACGCTAACGGTTTCGATGGCTTAAAAGCATATTGCGACGCAAAAAATATAGCTATTCCTAAGAATTCAAAAAAGAGACAGATTATTCATTCATCTTTCTCACAAGTTAAAAGTAAGAATCCAAAGTATATATCAATACTGGAAGAAAAAAACGACAAAAAATACGGTAAAATGAGAGATAAGCTAGTAAGTAAATTAGAGGGTGTGGCTACTATTTATGATGAGATGGTAGAATTAGCCCTTAAAGATGAACTCAGTGAGGATGAGAATAAGAAATTCAATAGACTGAAAGGCATAATGTCTACAAGAGATATGAATAAGGCAGTAGAAGTACTGGGTAGATTAACTGGAAGCTTTGAACCTCAAAAGACAGAAATAACTAACACTTTCAATGTAGAGTGGGGTGGGGCTTCACCAAAATTAAAGGATGCTAATAAACCAATTATAAATGCTGATTATGAAGATGTAGATGAAGATGTAGATGAAGAGAGTGATGATGAGTAGATGAAGTACTTCATTCAATTATTGTAAAAAACACCCCTCTGTTATGTATATAGTAGTATACAATGTATACGATGAAAAATACAGCACAAGTATTGGTAAGATTACCAAAGGAACTGAGAGAGGAGATAGAAGGTAAGGCTAAATCTTTAGGGATAGGAGTATCTACCTATATCAGGATGGAACTTACAAAATTGATGAAGTAAATGAATGTACAATTATATACACCTTATGATAAACAGATTCAAGTACATAAAGGATGTGCTGATGAATCCCATCTTATTGATGTAGTTAATGCTTCAAGGCAAACAGGTAAGACAATGTTAGCCCAAAATCAGGCAATAAGGTGGGCTTTAGAGAAAAAAGATGTAACTATAATGTGGGTGAGTCCTACATCATCTCAGACCACTAAAGTCTACAAAAATATAATAAAGACCATAGGTGATGCACCTTTCATACTCAGCTATAAACAAACACAGGGAGACACTGAGATAAGGTTTACTAACGGTAGTATAATAAAGTTCAGGAGTGCAGCAGCAGAGGATAACCTAAGGGGTGAGACTGTAAACTATATGATTCTAGATGAAGCAGCTTTTATAAAGGAAGCTACATTCTTAGAGATTCTACTACCTATGCTTAATGTGGCAGGTAGAAAACTACTTATAATTAGTACACCTAAGGGTAGAAGTAACTGGTTTCACAAGTACTACTATAAAGGTGTAAGTGGGGTGAAAGGATTTAAAGCATATCATTTCAACTGCTATACAAATCCGTTTGCAAACCCCTCTATTATAGAGATAGCTAAGGCTAACATGCCTGATTTGATGTTTAGGCAGGAGTATCTAGCCGAATTTGTTGAAGGTGGCAGTATTATTCCAAATATTGAAGAACTGTGTGTAAGTGAGATGTTGATGCTTCCTAAGAAGGGGGAGAGATACTATGCAGGGTTAGATTTAGCATTAAGAAATGATTACACAGTATTTACAGTGGTAGACAGTGAAGCAAACTTAGTTTATTATGACAGGTTTAATAAGATGTCAGCACCTGAATTAAAGGAGAGGATAGTGAAGAATATTAAGCTGTGGAATCCAGAGAATACCATGATAGAACTGAATAACATGGGTGGGGTAATATTTGATGATTTAAGGGAACTGTATGGACTTAAAAAGCTTCAAGGGTTCACTACTTCTAATAAGAGTAAGAATGAAATAATTAATAAACTACTTAACCAGTTTAGTGGTAAAAATATAAAGCTTCCAGATGATGAGATTTTAAAGGCAGAACTTGAGGTATTTGAGATGAATATCAGCCCTAATGGGAATATAAGATTTGCAGCAGCAGAGGGTTTTCACGATGATATAGTGATGTCCTTAGCAATAGCCCAGGAGTCTAGAAGGAATGGTAGTAGACACAGGTTCGGATTAAAAATGGTTAAGTAAATGGAGATAAAGAATTACAAACTGAGAGATTTTTTAGAGATAAGAGGTAGTGAGATTGAGAGATACACTAACCTCTTAAAGTATTTAGACCCTACGCCAACTAAACATGAAATAAAAGATTTGACTTTCAGGGAAGTAGAGAGTATAAAGCAAATCATAAGAGATTCAGATTCTCTACCTGAGGTATTTAAATATATGCAGGGGGTTGATGAAGAGGAGTTCCTGAATCTAAAAGTAGTTGAATTCTATGGAATGTATAATTACATAACTAAGCAATTAGAGAACCTTATACACATGGAAGAACGGGAACTGATACCAGAACATTCAGATTATAAATGGGAAGCTGTGGAGGGTTCTGAGAGACTGTCAGTGATGGGTATACTTCCTACTATTGACAAATTAGCCCAAGGGAATATTTTACTGTATGAAGAGATACTAAGCCTTCCTTATTTGACCGTATTCAATAGACTTAGAATGGATAAAATAAAAGGGGATATAGAACATGATATGAATAAAATTAAAGAACCTAAAACAGATTAAAAGATATGTATAACAAACTTAAAGATATAGCAGAAGTTAATAACTGGATATTCAAATATGCTAGGAGAGACTATCAGAACTTATTAAATGAGGTAGACAATGATAATACATTCCTATTCTTAGACCCAGTTCAGACTGCTAATGAATTTGATGAATATAATAATCCAGTAGCAGTGAATTATTCAGGTAGTTTCTTACTGCTAAAAGCTTCTGATTTTGACCAAGATTATGAGGGTAGATATGTAGAACATATTAAGCCCCTGATAGATTCAACTCTTAAACAAATTACTGAGAGTATAGCCTGTGATGAGAACCTAAATATACAATCATGGAATACTACTGAGGTAATCAATTTATTTGATATGAATCTGGATGGGATAGCAGTGAAATATACTGTAATTGATGTATAAATTCCTTGAGGATTTGTTCTAAAAAAATAGAGTGAAATCTATGGGATTAGTTATTATTACTAGTCTCATTGAGTTTTAAATAATTTCAACATAAATGATGTATATAATTTATATTAATAATAGAATTAGTAATTAATGATTAGTAGTAGAGATATATTAGAAGATGAAGTAAGATTACTTATAGATGATATTATTCAAGTTTATGAGGAATCAGGAAAGAAGGTTACTGGTCAATTTAGTGAGGGGTTAGAATCTAAGGTCACTGATAATAAGATAGAATTATTTGGTTATCCCTATTTGGCAGGTAGACCTAAGGGTAAAATACCCCCAGTAAGTGCTATTCAGAAATGGGTAGAAGATAGAGGAATTAACTCTCTATCTTTAGATGCTTCTGGTTTAGCATGGGCTATTGCAATAAAGATAGCTAGAGAGGGTACATCAGATGAATCACATTTACCTATATATGAGGAAGTACTAACCCCTTCTAGAATGGATTATATAATAAGTAAAGTCAGTGAATTTCATGCTAAACAATTTGTAGAAGAGATTACACTAAGAATAACCGCAATAAGTCAAAAATACACGAAATAATGATAACAATACAGAAAGAACCTTCAGGAATATACCCTGCATATAATGATTCATACCTACACTTTGATACCTCATACACATCAGATGATAGGGCTTTAATCAATATAGATAATAAATACAATTTTACAATATACCCAGACCCACAGGGGGACTATTTATTCAATATGAGAGAGGTGGTGAAAGCTATTATAAATGGGAATAAATTTGAGGATAATATAGATTATTCACTATCAGGGTGGGGATTCTCAGATGAGTCACTGTATAAGGCTATTGATGTAGAGATTACAGCCTATGGTGATGGTTCTACTTCTACTTCTAATACTACATACACTTTTAATAAAGCAGTTAAGCAGTATGGTGATATAGAATTAACTAACCCTTATCAGCTAATGCTACCCTCTAAAGATGGTATAAATTATTATTTAACCTATTTTGAGGGCTATCCTATGGAGATTCCTTTCAAGTATTTAGATTCTACTGACTCAATCACTATTAAAAATGAGAGAACTGAACAGATAACTAATGCATTTAGCCCTTCTAATGATAACCCTTACAGATTATTCATAGATAAGGGTGCTTCTAACTTTAACTCATCAGGGATATTAGAATTACCAGATATGATGAGTAGATTATTTATAAGGGAATCAGGAGTAAATAAGGCAGTGATAGAACTCACTAAGAAAGCTAATAAATGTGGTAAGTATTTGAAGTGGTTTAATTCTGATGGTTCTTACTCTTACTGGTTATTCAATCAGTGGTATAAAAAGGATTACTCAGGTTCTGAAATTGATAGAACTAACACAAACAATTTTAATAATGTATATGGTAATCAGGAAGGTATAACTAGAATCACTGGTAAAGCAGGTGAGAGAGGTTTAAAGCTTAGAACAGCAGTTACTGAGTATGAGAAAGACCATTTAGTATCACTAGTCACATCCCCTGTAGTCTGGATGTGGAGTGAGGAATCACCTTACCAAAATGGTGAATGGATTAAAGTGAAGCTGACCAGTAAAGGGTTTACATATGCTAATAAGAAGGCTATTAATCAATTACAAGTGGATATACAGCTTCCAGAAATAAATACACAAACATTATAAAATGGAAGAAATATTAAGAATAGAAAATAAGCAGGTAGACCTAATACCAAATACTATAAGAAGAACCATCCAGATAAATGATTTAGGGAGTGCAGAGGGTAGAGAGAGTTCATATTCTCAGACTGTAAAGCTTCCTAAGACATCCAGAAATCAAAGAGTATTCAACTTCTTAGGGGTATCTGGTAATATGAGTGATTCCCCTTATCGTAAATTATCATGTGATTATGTGGTAGATGGTATTCCTCTTATCATAAAGGGTTATACTGAGGTGAAATCTACTGGCAGTCACTATGAAGTGGTTATTTATGATGGGGTGATAGACATAGCTGAAAAATTGAAGGGTAAAACTCTTTCAACTTTGGACTATTCTGATTTAAACCACTACCTGTCAAGGGCTAACTATTTAAACAGCTTTGATAATACAGAGGGTTATATCTATGCCTTAGGTCGTTTTATTGATGAAGAGTTCATAAGTAGCATAAGGGCAGAAAGACAAGTTCCAAGTGTATATACTCATACTTTATGGGATAAGATATTCTCTGAATTAGATGTAAATTATACAGGTGAATTCTTTGAAAACAATACAGATTTTAGAAGTGAAGTGGTCACACCGCCTCAGGGATATGAAGTGGAAGATATTACACCTACTGTCAACTCTATTGGTAGTTATGATACTGATACAGCTTCTTATTTAGAAAATAGTAATACCCCTATTTTTACAATATTCAATACATTAGGTTTTGATACCACATTCAATGATAGTAGGGTCACTTTTGGAAGTAATGGAGTAATAACATTCAATCAGACTATGAGTACTGAAATACTTATAGATACTACTTACAGTGTAGCTACTACTGGTTACTATACAATTAGGGCAGTGCTGAATGATATTACTATCAAATCAGAGGTATTAAATCATGGGGAAAGTTCTGTCAGTCTACTGGTGAATTTATCAGTAGAACCAGGTGATGAATTTTACATCACTACCACAGCTAATGATACTGGTTTTGTTAGTGGTCCTACTGAGACTGAGATAGAAGATGGTAGTTCAAATATTACTTATAATGTAAACTATACAGTAGAAGCTTCTGTAAGCATCTCAGTGGTCACAGGAGGATTCCTGATAGACTTTAATAAGATGATGGGAGATTTACCTCAGGTAGACTTTATTAAGGATGTAATGCAGAGATACGGTCTAATATTTAGACCTGCTAAGAATACAGATGGTTATGAGTTCATTCAGTTTATGGACTTACTAACTGATAAAAATAATGCTGAAGACTGGTCTGATAAGTTGGATGGGGTTAGTAAGGAGAAGTATGGTGTACCTTATGCCAAAGAAAACAAGGCTACTTACTCATACCATGAGGATATAGTAATACCTACACATGATGGTTCACTTCTTTTAGATAATGAAAATCTAGAACCTGAAAAATCCCTATTTGATAGTCCTTATGAGATACCTACTACTGGTATAAAGTACAGGAATGAAACTATGTACCTGCACCCAGTTTGGGAGAAAGAGACAGAGGATGGTGAGGAAGTAATCAAAGTGAAAGATTCCCCTATAAAAACATTCAGGATAAAGAGAATAAATAAATCATTTTCTGCACAGTACTTCAATGATGCTAACCTAATCAATATAACTGATGAAATCCCTTATTTAACTCTGGAAAACATGAGTATGCAGTACTTCTTAGATACTTATTACCCTGCTTACAAATTGGTAATAAATAGATTCAAGGAGATAGATGTCACATTAAATCTCAGTTTGATTGATGTACATGATTTAGACCTATTCAAATTGAAGTATTTAAAGCAAACAGGGAAGTACTACTACCTAAATAAGATTAAACACAGTGCAGGAGGGAAGTTATCCTCAGGAGTACTAATAGAAATAAACCAATAAAAAAAGACATCACAAAATGGAAACTATAAAAATTGCAGAACTAAGCATAAATACAGATAAGCTAATTTCAGATATGAAAGCTACTAAGAGTCAAATGGACAAACTGCAAACTGCCCAAAAAGAACTCAAAGAATCTGGACAGGAGAACTCATCTCAATTCATTAAGAATGCAGTAGACTTAAAAGAAACAAAGGCTACTTATAGAAGTCAAGAGAAAACACTCAGAGAAGTATCTACTGCTATCAAAGGGTTAACCTCTGAACTAAACAAAGAAGTGAAGTCCTTAGGTGATGCAGAAGCAAATAACAAGGCATTAAGGAAAGCTAGAAGAGATGTAAATGCTACCACTGAGGAAGGAGAGAAAGCACTACAGGAGATTAATTCAAAGATTAATGAGAATACTGATTTTATGAAAAGTAATCAGGATGCACAAGTAAAACAGAAGATGAATGTAGGTAATTATAGGGATTCAATCTTAGAAGCTACTGGAACACAGGAATTATACACTAGGGGAACTCAGGCTATGACAGCAGCACAAAGATTATCAGCTATTGTAGTAGGTAAATCTACTGGTGCTATGAAACTGTTTAGAATAGCATTAGCTTCGACTGGAATTGGTCTTATAGTATTAGCCTTAGGTTCTTTGATAACTTACTTCAGCCAGACACAGGATGGTATCAATAAGGTGAATATGGTTCTTACACCTCTTAAAGAATTATTTGGTGAAATAAAAGGTGTAATTGAGGAAGTAGGTACGTCACTAGTTAAATTATTCTCTGGGGGTGGTATTAAAGCTTTTTTCAATGATATGGCATCTACTGGTGAAAAACTTAAAAAGTCATTTGGTGAAGCTATTAGAAGAGGTAAAGAAATAGAGACTATAAAACAGAACCTATCTAAGACTGAGGCTAAGTTTATCACTCAACAATCCAAATTAAAAAAAGAATTTGAAGAACAAAATAAAATAGCTGATGACCAGACCAAAAGTAGTGAGGAAAGAATAGAAGCAGCTAAGAAAGCAATAACAGCACAACAATTAATAGCAGAAGGAAACATAGAGAGAATTAAACAGGAAGCCCGTATTCTTAAATTAAAACAGATGGCTAATGATACCTCTGATGAGGAGAGGGCAGAGATAGCTAGAAAGTTAGCAGAGATAGATGAAGCACTTGAAGAGGAAGCATCTAAAACAAAGGAAGCACAAAACAAACTTAATGCAATTAGAAAGACTGCTAATGATAAGGAAGCAGCTGAGAGAAAGGCTAATGCAGATGCTAGAAAGAAAGCTAAACAGGAAGCTATAAATTCAGCAGTTAAACTAATGGAGGATGAAATAACTCTCTTTGAAACTAAGGCAGAAGCTAGAAAGAAAACATCTCAGGAAGAACTCCAATTCATTAAGGATAAGAATGCACAAGAATTAGAACTACTTCAATACAAGAGAGATAATGAACTTTTAACAGAGAAAGAATTCCAGATAGCTAAGCAGGAATTAAAGAATGAAGAGAAAGCTAAAGAAGCACAAATAGCAGAAGAGGAACTAGCAGCAATAGAAGATTTTAATGCTAGAAAGGCACAACTAGAGGAAGAAATTTATCTAGCAGGTTTAGAGACTGATGAAGAAAGAAAACTTTTAGCCTTAGATAAGCAGAAAGAGGAGGATGAAGCAGAGATAGAGAAGATGAAAGTAGATGCTGAGAAGAAAAAAGAACTCATGGCACTATTGGAAGAACAGTATCAACAGAAACTAACTGATATAGAAGATAAGAATGCTGAAAAAAGGGCTAAGAATAAAGAGAAGAGGGCTAAGGAAGAACTTCAAATGAGAGAAGATGTAGCTAATGCTAGGTTAAATATTGCATCAGGTTTATCTGGACTTCTAAATCAATTAGTAGGTGAAGATGCATCAGCACAAAAAGCAGCACTTTTATTTGAGAAAGGTATAGCAGCTTCCAGAATAATCATTCAAACTCAGATAGCTAATGCTAAGGCTTTGGCGGCTTCACCTCTTACTTTTGGTATGCCTTGGATAGGTTATAATAATATTCAGATGGGTATATCATTAGCATCCATAGCAGCCCAAACAGTAGCAGGATTCCAGAAGATTAATAAAGCTACAGAACAGGATTCAGGTGGTGGTAGAAGGTTTGCTAAGGGTGGTCTATTACAGGGTAATTCTCATGCAAATGGTGGTATTAAGACCCCTTATGGTGAATTAGAAGGTGATGAAGCTGTGATAAATAAAAAATCTACTGCTAAATATGGTGGTTTATTAAGTGCTGTGAATATGGCAGAAGGTGGTAGTCCAATAGGTGATTTTAGACCAAGTGGGTTGATAGATTATGATTTACTAGGGGCTAAAATGGCAGAAGCTAATAGAAGTCTACCTAATCCAATAGTAGGTGTTGATGAAATTTCAGAAGTATCACAAAGGTCAGTTTCTATCCAAGAGAAGGCTAGATTTTAATATATAAGAAAATGTGTGATGTAAAAGTCCTCTACTGGTTAATTCTGGTAGGGGATTTTTTAATTATTACAGACTGACTCAAAAATACACCTCTAATCCTCTTCCTAAGCCTATATATCTTCAATCTGAGAGACTTTATAGTAATTTTGTTATACTATATCAATTAATTCACAAACCTTTCTTAAAACCCTCTTAAAATGATTATCTAATTTATTTCTTTTAGATTCATAAAATCAGACTACAAAGAAATATATATATATACTACTAAATATCCCCTGTTATTAGCCTATTAGATGATTCCAGAGGTCTTAAAAACAAGTATAAAACATAATATTTCAGAAGGAGAAACAAATACACTCTATCTTATCTCTCAGCAATTATTCAACTAAAATGATAGTTATATATAGCTTGGTCAATTATAAGGGCTTAAAAACAAGTATAAAACAGTATTCAAAAAGAAGTAAAAGGAAACAAAAAGAAGTAATTAAAAAGAAGTTCTCTATCTTTGCTTCCAAATACTTCCTTATGTATACAGTAAAAGAAGCATCTAAAGAACTAAACATCACTACAAGGGCAGTGACAATGAGGTGTAAGAAAGAAGGTCTCAAAAAGAAGGGAAAGAGTTATATCATTCCTAAAACACTTCTTAATCAGTGGAAAAATCCAATAGAAGAGGAAGCAAAAAGAAGATTCAAAAAGAAGACTCAAAAAGAAGATGATAATTCCGCAGAAGAAAACAATACAGAAACAATAACAGAGGAATTCAATGAAGAGGAATATCAACTATTACAGAAAATAATACACGAATATCCAATGCTTCAAAAAAGACTAGAAGAACAAACAGGAGAGATAAAATATCTAAGGGGTGAAATAACTCATTTAATTGATAGTAATAAGGGGCTAATAAAAACACTTCAACAAAGCAATTTATTACAGGCTAAAGATAAGGGGTATGATAAGGATTAAGTAAGTGGTTAAGTAAGTAGTTAATTATATAGTAGAATACCCCTGTATATTATTGATAGAGAGTGGTTTAAATGGGTAGATAGTTATGAATGAACCTTGAAAAAACCTTGAAAAACCCCCTTGAGATACCCTTCCACTAAGATTTAGTTTAATAATGGGGTCAAAAAAGAAGCCCTGAATGCTTTTGGCTACACACAGGGCTTTTTAATATTATTCGTACCGAATAACTTCACACACTACAAAAATACAATATATAAAGCAAATAACAAAGTTTTTTAAGCAAAATAAATAATGTTCAGAAATGATATAAGTGAACATTCCCTGTGTTTATAGTAAATTAATCCGTTGTTCTCTTGTATAATGTTCAGAAATGTTTTATATTTGCTGTAAATAATCATTAAAATAGAGAATATGACAGGAAGTACTTATATAGATTATGATAAAGCACAAACAGTGGGGAATAAACTCATCAGAGGTGGTGATAATGAAGTTTTTGGATTACTCATAGTCACAGGAACTAATTTAGGGTTAAGAATATCAGACCTATTGAACCTCACATTCAATCAGCTTAGACAGGATGTACTCACTATCAAAGAGGGTAAGACAGGTAAGAATAGAACTATGAAAGTGAATATAAACATACATGAAGCCCTCAAATACTTTGAAGATGAGAAAGGTGAATTCTATGCTTTTAGGTCTCAGAAAGGTTCTGTTTATTCTACACAGCAGGTTAACAGGTTAATGAAGAAATACTTTAAGGGGTCTGACATCACTTCTCATAGCCTTAGAAAGACATTTGGTAGAATGGTATGGAATGTAGATAATCAATCAGACAGGGCTTTAATGTACCTCTCAGAACTCTTTAATCATACATCAGCTTCAATCACCAGAAGGTATCTGGGAATAAAGCAGCAGGAACTTAATGATATTTATGATAAGATAGCTAACCACGTTAAATAATACTTATGAAGTAGCTGTTTACATTTGTAGACATCCTTACCCTATATATTTACTTATGTGGGGTTCTTTGTTTCTAATAGCATTTAAATAGCTTCTAAGAGAGTCTAATTAATTTGTGGTATAAGTATATAGATTTTAATAGAAAGTCTCTGTATGACTCTATATTAAAGCCTGAGAGGGTGTTAGGGTATCCATTTAAGGTTAGATACTCTATTATTCATTCCATTCTCATCTAAATGAATCACATCAGAATAGTTATTAGTGTTTGGTATATAAGCTTCAGCTACTATGTGTGCTACTTTGTGATATGTTTTCTTACCTTCTTTGGATAATACAGCATATTCGGTTTCCCTATGATTACCTCTGTTCTTTGTTTGGATATACCTTCTAGGAGTTCTTCTAATAGCACCATTCCACATCTTGTATGTTCTGGGTAGTGAAAGTATTTTACCCTCTCTAGTGACAGCATATAACCCCTCATAACCCCTAACAGGTTTGAAATTATTAGAGGTCTTTACTTCATCAGTGTTTCCAAATAAGTCTAACATTAGAATGACATTTCAATCTGGTTACTTATCTTCTTTCTCTTTGGCTTAGGTCTATACATAGTTCTGGTATTGTTATAAGTACCAGAAGTCTTAGCACTAATAGATTCTAACCTTTTCAGTGTCTCTTCTATGTACTGAGTGTATTCTTTTTGTGTATTACAGATTACCATAGTGCAAATATATAATGAATTTAAAACATTATTATGTGTTTTCCTACTATTATAATATATTCCTTGAGAATTCTGTCTAAAAAAGGGAGGGTAATTATGGGTTAAGTGTATACTATTACTGGGCTTATACTGTATTCTATAATTACAACATAAATGATGATAGATATATAATTTAATATAGATAATACTTAGATTAGATGAATATTAAATATATAAATTTATATAGATATAGATAAATATTGAAATTACTTAATTAATTAGATTTAATAGATAAATTGATTAAATGTTCTTTGAGAATTCTATCTAAAAAAAAGGGTATCAAATGAGGTTAAAGGTAGTTCTGGTAAGGGTTATAAGATATTATAGATATTACAACATAAATGATGATTAGATATAAATATTGAAATAATTATAAATTAATTAGAACTTTACTATAATTCTACATATTTATATAATAGATAATAAGATAGTATTAGATGATTTAGACAGAACATAGATGATAAGCCAAAAAAAAAAGAGGTTTCGCTATATTTAATCTCAGTATTGTTTTTAGAAGTAATAGGATTACAAAAACAATGATTTTTTTGACTTTTGAAAGTTAATATATAGAATAAAGATTTTCAATACAGCTATGGAGTAATTCCTCTCAGGTAAAAATGAGATTTAACAAATTTGGAACATCTAGATATTTATTGTATATTTGCCAGTAAATGAGTGTAAACCTATTAAAGTTTTTGGCAGAATTTAAAGGCTACACTAAGAACAGAGGGAGTAAACCCTGATTCCTAAATCACTTCTTCATCGAGAGATGAAACCCCTGAAGATAGCTTCTTTGGGGGTTTGGGTAGAAGTTTAAACTACCCAGAATAATAACTGAATACCCAAATAATTTCACACAAAAATGAAGACAGAAAATGAATTTTTAAGGCTATTAGCCTACTACACAGAAGAATACGATTTAACCCCAGAAGAAATATCAATACTACAAGGGGCGAAACACACCGTAAAAATACCAAAGAACAAAATAAACGCTAAGTTTAAATGGTTAGTTCAGAAGGATAAGAAGACTTTGAAGCTTATTCATCCTGATGTAGATACTGCCACTGAACTTTGTTATCTGTATTTGGATAATTTCAAAGCCACGCACATTATAGCTGAGAAAGCTACTGACTATATGACCTCATTAGGGTACAAAATAATTAATGCAGAGGAATCTAGAAAGAAGATGAGTCAATATAAGAGGGTACAGGATTTTTTAATCAAACATAATATTATTGAGAAATCTGATAGAGGATATGTTAAGGGGGTAAGGTCCACAGAATTTAGGCTTACTGAGAAGTATTTCTTTTGTGGTAAAGAGACTTACACACTCGAAACGAGATATGTAAGGGCTAAGAGAACTGGTACTTTCAACGAAAATATGAAGAGATTATTTAGTTCAGAAATAGGTAGAAACAGTTTCAGAATATCTCATTATCTTACATTCCCTTCTGAGGAGGAAGTACTAGCAAAACTGAGAGAGGTAGCTTCTGTAGGAACATTTAGAAATAAGAAAGGTAAGCTACTGATTGAAATACCCAAGGGTCACAGCAAAAAAGAAGCTTCCTATGACCCTAAAAAGTACTGTTTTGTCCATGAGTATCTAGAAATATTCAAACAGGTAAGAGATACCATTAAAACACCTATTGTAAAAGATGGGAATTCAGGTGGTAGAGTCTATGATAATTTCAATATGATGCCAAGGGTGCTTCGACCATTGATTAAATTGAATGGTAGACCTATTGTAGAATGTGATTATAGCTGCTTACACCCAAATATAGCTACACAGGCTAAGTATGGAGGTTTCAATATAGAAGGGATTACCCATGATAAGGTAGCCCAAGAATTATATGGGGTTAAACCTGCTGATGTAGATTATAAACAGAAGAGAAGTAGAGTGAAAAAAGCCCATTTATCTTATTTCAATATGAAGTGGATGGATATGGTTACTAATCACAAAGAACTTCATGCTTATTATATGCAAAAAGAACCTAATATGATGCATTACTTAAAGATAGAGAAGCTAAGAGAACCTAAGAACAAGAAGGATGCACCGCATAAAGATACTTCAAAGAGGTTATTTACTGATGAAACTACGCTAATGACCAATGTTATAAAAGAATTATTAGGAGATGGCATAGAAGTTGCATATTGTTTTGATGCGTTATACTGCAATCCAGAGGATGAAGAGATAGTAAGAGAGGTGATGAATGCTGAAGCGTCTAAAATGGGTATCAAAACAACTGCTTAATTATATATTTTTTCAATTTTGTGTAAACTTATTAAAAAGACATAACGTTAAGATAACATTAGAGGTGAATAATCAAAGTTGTTTTGTACCAAACAAAAATAAAAAAAAAAGAGTTATCAAGGATTACTTGACAACTGCCTCAGACGGGAAATAATGAATAATAAATAAAAAAAAAAGAGAAATTATGAAAACAGAAGAAATGACAAAAACAGAACAAGTAAACGAATGGTTAAACAGTGATTCAATCAAGTTTTTAACTGGTGCAGTTGATATACCTTTTGATGGAAGAGAGGAATATAATGCATTCACTGATGAGGAATATGACCACATTATTGAAAGTCATTCTCAAACCAAAGAGATAATGAAAGGTTATGAGATTGATGGTGATGTAGATGAGATAGATAAAGATTATGCTGAAATTTGTGACAATTATTCATTCAATATGTTTTTCAATTATTTTGTCGAGTTATTTGAAAAAAAATTAGCATTGAAAAAAATGACACTAAACTATAATTCAGAAGTATTCAGCTAAATTTAATATATAAAATAATAAAAAATTATGAGAAAAATACTGATTATTATAACAATGCTAATGTCCATTATTACAATGGGTCAAACTCAACTTTATAAGGGCTTCACTGAAGGTATGACCACATCAGAAGCTATGAGAGAGTTAAAGAAGAACAAAAAGAGGTATAAGGATATATACTTCGGAAAGGAGATTAAATGGCAGGTATTCAAGAGTAAAGCATCATTTGAAGCTGATGATAACTCTCTTGTAGGAGTAAACTTTATAGGTAATGATTATTATGGTCAAGGCTTCACTGGTCAGGCAGGTTTTTTAGCGTTAGAACAAACAGCTAATGTGCTTCTAGAGAAAGGTTATGAAGTTTATTTAGAAAATGAAAACTGGAAGTACCCCCATTACTGGGAGAGAAATAATTATGCCTATGGTTTGATGCTATTATCCCCTGATAACAGCAAAGTAGTTCACCTTTATTACACGGGAACTTCTATAATGGCTACAATGACCATTAAAAGCTTAACTCAGATAGAGAAAGAGTTCAAAGAGTTCAAAGAAGACCAGAGTGAGACTGCAAGTGGCTTAGAAGGCTTTTAAATACGTTTTTCATATTTTAGATTTTACCCTCACATTAATTTGTGGGGGTTTTTTCATTAGAAATATTTTTAAATCTCTTGACTTTTTAGCCTTTTGAGACTATTTATATTAAAATAGAAACAATGGAAGACAGAGAATACAAATATTTAAGAGAAAACCACATCAGTATATCAAAAAAAGAACTTGAAAACATGTTCAATGATAAAGAAAAAAACAAAGATAAGATAATTAGAAGCCAATTTGCAATGGTTCTGATGCTAGTGAGTAAGTTTTCTCACACTACTGGACATAGTACATCTAATCTTATTAGTTATGCCTTAGAGGGGCTGTATAAGGCTTACAAGTGCTATGATAGAGATAGAGGTAATAATGGGTTCTCGCAGTTTGCTTCTTATGCTATCAGGAATAATATGATAATACTAAATAACCACAGTAAAATAACTGATAAGGACATCATTTCAATACCTATCAGTCAAAACAATACTATTTGTAATGTATTCACTGATATGATTAGAAGTAGTGATGATGTGGATTATTTTGAGAACACCCTAGCAGCTGATGATGAGACAGAACACAGAGATATTGAAGATGAACTAATCCAATTGATAAAAGATAGCTTGAAGAAAGAGATGTGGAGTGATATTGTAATTAAAAGAATGGGTATAGGTCTGGATAATGTAGTTCCCTACAAAATATTATCTGAGGAATATAATAAATCTAACCAGTCCATTAATGCACTGTATACAAGGGGTATAAGTAAGCTTCAAGACAATCCCGAATTCATAAAAAAACTAAAAAAAATAACTGATTCATAGATGTAATGTACGTTTAAAATATGAATGTTGTTTTTACTAGTATAGAAGCAATGTTAAGCGACATTTTACAAAAACACTATTAGTGATGGATTCCTTAACAAATTTTGGAGGTATGTATTAAATGCGTATATTTGCTATAACGAAAACAGCTATGATAAAAAAGCTTTTTCCATTTAAATATCTTATAGTATTTGGATATTATATAATAAATGCTTATATTTGTACCAATATAAATAATGAGAGTTCTTTTACATACTGATTAGCTTTACACACCTACCTAAGGTATCCTAATTTTGGCGAATTCACAAGGGTACTGAAAAAAAAGTAAAAATTTTTTCTACAAAATATAACTTTTAGGGAATAGCTACATATTTATATATAGATAACAAGGGATATAGAGAGTTTTAGTCTTGACTGTCTTGACTATCTTGGCTTATCCCTTATATTATAAGTAGATGTGTAAACTTATTAAAAATAACTTAAAATATTACACTTTAATGAATAACAAGGCAGAGGGTAACTGCAAAAAACCCACTAAAAACTAAAAATATTATGACTATGATGACTAACACACACACAGAAAATGAAACAAAGGAAGTTTGGAAGGAAATTTCAGGCTACCCAAATTACGAAGTAAGCAATTTTGGGAGAGTCCGAAGCTTACTGAGAACAATTACAGATGTAAAGGGTAGAGAAGTAGAAATAGGGGGTAGAATCCTTAAACAAGGAACTACTTCAAGAGGTTATTTAAATGCCTGTATTAGAAATGATTTTGGTTCTCTTACTAGAAAT